TCACCCCGAAGCAGGGCTTCGGCGTCTTCCCGTGCCCGTTTGGCCTCGTACGCACGGCGCTCTTCTTGGGTGCCGTCTGCAACTTCCGCAAGAAATGCCGTAAGCCAGCAGCCCGCAACAACGCCTAGGATAAGCATCACCCAGTATCCGGGGCTCATGTCGGATATCCTTTGGACTTGTACTTGAGGAAGTCCAGTGATCCGGGGCGAGGTGGGGGGAACAGGTCCCCATCACCCGTTTTATATGTAGTTGCTTTGTAGTTACTCTTTGGCGGAGTCGCCTCGTTAGGGCGTTTGACCCGTGGGGCGCAAGCTTCTGGCTTGCTCATGCCTTCACCTCCTTCGCCAGCCCCTGCTTCACGTAGTGCAGGATCTGCGCAGCCAGCGTGCGTGTGTTTGCATCGGCCATCTTGCGCAGCTCACGCTCCACATCGGCCGGAAGCCGCATCGTCATATAACGATCTTTCACTTTTTCGGTGGTCATCAGTCTGTCCCTCCAGCATTGGCAATGGCGGCATCCTCGAACATGTCAGCAATGGCAGGAACACCGGCCAGCTCGATCGGCACGCCATTGGTCAGCAGACTGACCAAGTCATCCTGGCCAGCCACCTCGATGTCGAATCGGGTCTTGGCGGCGTACTTGATCGCCTGCGCCTGGTTGCTCGCGCGGATCAGGCGGTGCTTGTTGGTCTCCACATCAGTGACCAGGTAAATGCGTGTGCTCATAAATTGTCCTTGTGTTGGTTGAAAAAGGCCTGAAGTTTGCCCTTGGCATCATCAGCACCTTTTCCAACTATACAACAGAATCTCACACTTTCAAGATATGCAATCCAGTCTTTCTGCTCGGCACTCAGGCTGCCACCCTTGGTGCGCTTCATCTCCACCCAAAGCCCCCAAGCAGGAATGAACAGATCAGGCACGCCACTGCTCACGCCTTCGGCCTTCAAGCGGCCAGCGGTGGCAGGGCTTCGCGCCCCACCGTTCGGGATTGCAAAGATCCGCACCCCTTTGTACGTCTGGCGAAACCAGCGCACCAGCTCGCGCTGTTCTTCGTGTTCGGTCTGGATCCGGTCGGCGCTCAAAACGGCACCTCTTGCATCCACTTCGGGCACTCGCCCACCGTATCGGCAAACTCCTTGGGCGGCTTCATGAAGAACTCCACACACATGCCATCGTTGCCGTACATCTCGCAGGTATGGCAGCATTTTGGTGGCCCGAAGGCAATCAATCGCTTGTAATCCGTTATCAATTCAGGTTCAGCGTGTCTCATTCCCAGCTCCTTTTCATTACTCTAAAAAATTTACCATCTTTGCGGAACTCAATGAACTTCGGCGGCGTGGTTTCGTTCATGTTGGCGGCCATCTCGTCCATCGTTGCCACGTTCAGCCCGCCAGGCGCAATGCTGGCGCTGGTGGCCAAGCTCAACAATTGGCCCATCGCTCGCTGGCCCGCATAACCATCGTGGGCAATCGGCAGGTATTCCGTAATCGGCGCATCGCTCAGGCTCCCGTAATACGTCACGGCAAGCATATCCTTGCCACTGGCCTTGCTGGTGTGCTTGCGCCAGTTCCAGCTCGTCACCTCCATATCGGTGCCTTCCAGGCCCATGATGTCGTCGTTTCGCAAAACCATCGACTTCTTTACCGGCTCAGGAAACAAAGCACCGCAGGCTGGGCAGACCATCGCAGAGATGTGCACCAGCTCACCGCAGTGGTCGCAGACCTTGACTGGTGCCTCGCCATTGCCATCGCCACCCTTCTTAGGCGGCTGCACGGCAGTGATAGGCCCATGCGTCTCCACTACGCCAGCGAAGTCCAAGACTAGGCAGTGGTCGGTGTGCGACTTTACGCGCATCCCCCGGCCAGCCATCTGCACATAAAGGCTGGCGCTCATGGTAGGCCGCAACATGGCCACCAGGTCAATATCAGGGTAATCGAAGCCCGTAGTCAGCACATTGGCATTGGTCAGCGCTCGCAGGCGCTCGGCCTTGAAATCGGCCAGCATCCGAGCACGATCAGTCTTTGACGTTTCCCCTGTCACGCACTCAGCAGCAATCCCATGCTCGCGCAGCACCTCGGCAACGTGGTTTGCGTGCTTTACGCCAGCGCAGAAAAACAGCCATGCCTTTCTTTCTCCAGAAAGATTTAGCACCTCGCGCACAACAGCCTGGTTCTGGTCGTCGGTATCCACGGCGGCCTGAAGCTCGGACTCGATGAACTCGCCCCCGCGTTTATGCACGCCAGTCGTGTCCAGTTTGGCCCGCGTCACCTTACTGCGCAGCGTGGACAAATAGCCTTTGAAAATCAGCTCCTCGATGCTGACCGGCGTCAACAGATCGTCAAACATCGCAGGCTTGTCAGTTATCAGGCCATGCCCCAAGCGGTACGGCGTAGCAGTCAGGCCAATGACTCGCAGGCTCGGGTTGATCGCCTTCAACTCGACCAGCAACTTGCGATAACCGCCCTCGTCTTTGTGGTTGACCAGGTGGCACTCGTCAATGATGACCAGATCGACGTGGCCAAGCGCACCGGCCTTGGTACGCACAGACTGGATGCCTGCAAAGGTGATCGGCTCTCCCAAGTCCTTGCGGCCAATGCTGGCGCTGTAGATGCCAAGCGGCGCCCCAGGCCAGTGCTGGCGCATCTTCTCAGCGTTCTGCTCGATCAGCTCCTTCACATGGGTCAGCATCAAGACACGGGTCTCGGGCCAGTTCTGCAAAGCATCCTTGCACAGCGCGGCCACAATGTGCGACTTGCCAGATCCGGTCGGCAGCACCAGGCAGGGATTGCCCCGGCCACCGGCCTCGAACCAGGCATACAGCTGGTCAATCGTGCGTTGTTGGTACTCTCTCAGCATCAGGCCACCACCCTCGCACCCCAAATCTTGCGCATGTCAGCAATGAACGGATCACTGCTGGCGCAGGCAGAGGCATTGGCCAGCAACTCCTTAGAGCCATAGACACCCTCCTGTTCAGGATCACCATTGGCCAGATTCACGCCATTGATCTCATACACAGCGGTGAACTCGTCTGGCCCATCCTTGCGCTGCCATGGCACCAAGTCAGGATGCAGGACATGAGACTCGCAACCAGTGCGCTGGGCATCCAATGGAATTACATCGTCCCACTTTGCGCAGTGCCAGGTCGAGTCCGACAGAGGTGTGGCATGGGCACAGGTGCGGCAATTGACGTGCTTGGTGGTCTTGGACTGGTGGCAGAACTCATGCGCATCGCAGAATTTGCACTTGTACCAGCTTGCGTCAGAACTGATCGGCTCCGGCATCCGGTCAGTCAGTGCAATGCGCTGGCCTCGCTCAATCGCAGGCAGCGCCACAGCAGGGTCGAACTTCACACGCTCGGTGTGAATCCGATCATCATCCTTGCACACGGCCAGATACAGCGCACGATCCAGGCCAGTCCCTGCCATGTAGACCTGCATCTGCACAAAATGCTCGGGCTTCGACTTCTCCACGCCATCCTTCACCAAAGCATCAAAGGATTTTTTAGAGTGCGTCTTGAACTCGGCCACATGCTTGGTCTTTGGTGCTTCTGGAACTCCCTTGTCAATGATGGCGTCCAGGCTTCCAGACACATGGCTGCCAAAGTCCACACGGTGCTGGCTCGACACCTTGCGCACATCCATTCCAATGGAGCGCAAGTCGCTGATAATCGTGGCCTCCTCATTCTGGCCACGGCGGAACAATCGCAAGATGCGGCCAGGAAACTCGGGCAGCACCGCCCATCGGAACGACAACCACAGCCAACGGTCGCAAGGGTGGCCCAGCCCACTGGCCCCAAGGTGTGGGCGCGGCACCTCAGCAATGGCCTCATGGTGCTTGTCAATCATCGCCTGAATGTTATGCTCTGACTCGGGAATCTTCATGGGTTTCTCCTTTGTAGTTGCCACTTTGCCCAGACCAGTTCACGCTAGTCTGGGCTTTTTCTTTTCTTACTTCTTAGCCCAAGGCGGTGCAGCCTTGGCTGGCGCTGCTGGAGCTGGCGCAGCAGTCTTGGCAGGGATTGATGTAGCAGCTGGTGCTGCACTGCCCAACAAGGACTTGAAGCCCTTGACCTCATTGCTTGCACCATACTGCTCGTCCTGCTTGACTTCTAGCTTGATGCCAATCTGTCCACCAATCAATTGATCGGTGTCGGTCACCTTGGCCAAGCCAATGGCACGCATGATGTCACCCAGCTGTTGCCGGCCGATCTCCTCAGCCTTCTGGTTCGGGTTTTTGATGTTCAGATTGCCAAACACCACACGGCCCTGATGGGTCGGGCCCGTCACGTCGTAGCGCAGCTTGATGTACTGGCCATTGCCAGCCTTAGTTGCTTTCAGCTCGGCCCGCGTGATCGTCACGGTGTACCAGCCAGCAGGCAAAGGCTCAAAGTTGCCAGTGTTGCCCTGGGGCAGTTCGTTGACGTCGAAAGATTCAGAAAGAAAAGCCATGATGAATTACTCCTTGGGGATGATTTTGAAAGAAGGGCGGCCAGGCTTGGCCGTAATAGCACCAGCCAAAGGCCCGGTGATCATTGCGTCGGCAGCTTTCCATGCCGACATGTTCAGTTCAGGCTTCCAGCGGAACAGCTTGGCCAAGTGGTCGCTCAAACCAAACTCAGCGGCCAGCTCCTGCACCTTTTCACCGTCCACCTTGCGGTCAATGCGGCCAGCAATCTTGATGACAAAGCCTTCCGGCTCCGCAGTCTCAGTGCCTTCAAAGTTCTCGGAAATAGCCAGAAGTTTTACAATCTGATCTTCAACCTTGCGGCGTTCAATCACGGCATGTTCTTCAGTGGTTTTTTGAAGCATCCACGCAGCACTCAGGTTCTGTAATTCACTCATTTGAAATCTCCTTGATGTCATCTTCTGCATCTTCAAATGTCAGAACTGCTTTCGTGAAATAACCATAGCTGCAATCCAGTTGTACGGTGTTAAACATGCCGCCAAACCGCTTGTTGATACCCACCAAAACGAATTCCTTAACTTCATCTTCAGTCAGTTCTAATTTCATGATCGTGCTCCAATCTTGGCAATGATCGCGCCCAGGTCTGGGGCTTCCCAGCCAGACAACTTTCCAGAGCGATCCTTGGCCAGCCAGAGGCCATCCGAGTCGCACATCAAGGCGCGTTGCGTCACACCCTCAGCATCGCGCTCAACACGCAGCGCCAGCACTTCATCAAAGAAGTAAGGCAGGCCTTGTGTCAGGCTCTTGCCTGGCATGCCTGGGTTGTAGAGCATCTTGCCCATCTCATCGGTGGACTTCTCCAGCTTGGCCGACATAAAGACATGCTTGCCAGGCAGATCGCGAAAGGCGCGAATCAGCTCCTGCATGGTGCTGTTCATCTCGCCATAAGCAGCGCGGCCATCCTTGGACTTCTTCATCTCGTGGTGCAGCACCACCTCGGCTACTTCGCTGATCGAATCCAGCGCGACCGACTCAAATCCAGCGGCCTCCTTGCTGTCGCGGCACCAAGTAAATGCCTCGCGCAAGTCGTCCATGCTGGCGATCTCAATGTAAGGCAGGTCAGCATCTTGAATGCTCAACAAGCCACCCTCGGCACTCAGCACAATCACATTGGGCAGGGTTTTGACAAGCGTAGTCTTGCCAGCACCAGCAGCACCATAAACAAGCAACTTCACTCCATTGGCAGACAAACTGCCGGTCGTCTTTAAATTGATAGCCATGCGGCTCTCCTTAGTTTGCACCACTGTCAGGGAATCTGTTTGTGGCGTGATCGAATCATAAACCATTTTTTAGGGTAATATCCACACATCGAAAGATTTTTTTTCAACAGGAGAAACCAACATGATGACCCTTGAGCAAATACGCCACGCTCTTTATGACCGTATGCCCATGAAGGTTGCAGACGCAACCGGCGTGCACTACAACACCATCCGCAAGGTGCGCGATGACCCCAATGCAAACCCCACGCACAAAGTCTTGCAGGCTCTCTCGGACTACCTGGAAAGCCGCAAGGTGACACATGGCTGACCTCTCCAAAGTCCTCGGCGGCCCATGGGCGCCACCACCAGAGAAACTGGTCGCACCACCAGAGGTGCAACTGATTGACGCAATGCGTGCAGCCGGTCTGGAACCACCAGAGGAAATCCACTTCGATGGCAAGATTCACAGATTCCGATCAGGCACAAAAGGCTCTCCTGGCCACGGTGATAAGCCAGGCTGGTATCTGGTGTTCGGTGATGGCATCCCAGCCGGTCGATTCGGCTGCTGGCGAGCAGGCATGGAAGTGACATGGCGTGCAGACGTAGGACGCAAGCTGACTCAGATCGAGGAAATGACTCACCTCAAACGCCTGACAGAAGCCAAAGCCCTGCGAGATGCAGCACTGGAGCGCCAGCACCAAGTGGCCAGCGAGACGGTCGAGAAAATCTGGACAACGGCAAATCCAGCAAGCTCAGAGCATCCCTACTTGGCCAAGAAGGGAATCGATGTGCATGGCGCACGAATCACTGGAGACGGTCGACTGGTGCTGCCACTCTACGACCAAGATGGAACACTGGCCACCCTGCAGTACATCGACCACGAAGGCGGAAAGCTCTATCACCCAGGCGGTCAGACAGGCGGCAAGTTCTGGATGGTAGGCTCACTGGATGAGCCTGGCACGCTGTTCGTGGCCGAAGGCTTTGCCACAGCAGCCACCATCCATGAGACCACAGGCAGGCCAGTCGTGGTGGCCTACAGCGCCAGCAACCTCGTTCCGGTGACTGGTACCCTTCGGGAAATGTACGGAGTAGCTCAAGACATTGTGATCGTCGCAGATCACGACAACTCTGGTGTCGGTCAACGATACGCAGAACAGGCCAGCGCCAAATTCGGCGCACGCATGGTTATGCCTCCGACACTCGGTGATGCCAACGATTATGCACAGGCTGGCCACGACCTCGCAGGCCTGCTCATGCCAGTCAAAGACGACTGGCTTATCCCAGCCGACGATTTTTGTGCCCAGCCCTCCCCCATCAGCTGGCTGGTCAAGCGGTGGATTCAGTCCCAAGCCCTGGTGATGGTTCACGGCCCAAGCGGTGGCGGCAAGACATTCGTGGTGCTCGACTGGTGCCTGCGCATGGCCAGCGGCATCGAGGACTGGGCAGGCCACAAAGTGCGCCAAGGCAACGTGGTCTACCTCGCAGGCGAAGGCCATCACGGTCTGCGTGGCAGGGTCGCAGCCTGGAAGCATCACCACCAGGCAGGCAAACTCAAGATGTGGCTGTCCAAAGACGGATGTGACCTCAACACCCCGACCGGATACCTCAAAGTCGTCGAGCAGGTCAGAATGCTGAAAGACAGACCCAGCGTGATCGTTGTCGATACCCTGCACCGGTTCCTTCAAGGCGATGAGAACTCAGCCCAGGATGCCAAGACCATGCTGGATGCCTGCAACAATCTCATGATGGAATTCAGTTGCTCAGTGATCCTGGTGCACCACACAGGCGTTTCTGAAGAAGCCCAGCACAGGGCCAGGGGATCATCGGCATGGCGTGGTGCTCTGGACATTGAGATCAGCATCATTCCAGGCAAAGATGACCAGCCCATGCAGATCGTGCAGCGCAAAAGCAAAGACGCAGAAATGGCAGAACCCGTTTTCGTACAACTTCACACAGTTGCGATCCCAGGCTGGCGCGATGAGGACGACCAGCAGGTCACAAGCGCAGTGGTTGTCTGCGCAGATGCCCCAACAGCCAAGAAAAAGGAATCCAAATTCAGTTCAGAGGCGCGTGTTCTTGAAAATGCTTGGTGGTCAACACAAGCCGAAACAAGATAACAAAAACAACCCTAAAAAACCCATTACAACCCAAAGCAATATGTTATATACTAAGCGCAGGGTAGTTGAAGGTGGCATAAATTCCGGAAACTACCCTACCCTACCCATACTCTCATACCCCCAGTTAAGTGAAACTGGGGGATGAGTGATAGGTAGGAGGGTCGTTCGGTAATGCGGTTAAATTTGGAGCAACTATGAATTGGGAAAAACAGGGGTCAAGACCCTACATCAGCGAAAGTGGTTTGAAAAACCATTTGGAGAATCAGGGCTACTCAGCAGCCAAAATTCGCAAGGCAGTTGACCCATCAAATGGCGATGGACTCATTGGCGGATTGCTTCAAGCCAACATGATCGATCCATTCGAGCATGGCTGGATCGTCATTGATGACGCATGGGCCAGCGCCATGATGATGAGCAAGCATGGAGCATCGCAATGAATCAGAAATCCTTTTACAAGCTCTGCCTTCATCTTGGTGCTTTACCAGACAGCACAAAATTCACCGTTAAGCGCGATGACTTTGTGCAATGGATGTCCGATCAGGGTTACGCAGAGAGAACCATCAACAACCACGCAGCCCCATCACGGCCAGGAGGGATCATCAATCAACTCTTGGCCGATGGACTTATTGAAGACGGCGGCGTCAAACGCTGGTGCGTCCCATGTGTTCAAAAACTTAACGCACAAAAGACACGTGCGAAAAAATCATCCACCAAGATGTTTGCCGGAAACCCGCCAGACGGCGATGGATGGATTACTAGCACCAGGCTTGACGATGACAATGAACCAGGCGTCGAATGGCGGTTGTTTCGCAAAGAATACGCACCAAACTGCAACAACCTCAAAGTCGTCGCGCTTGGTCAGCGAGTGCCTCATAAAGCAAACTATTGGCTTTCATCTAAAAATGGAAAGCTGCTCATGACAAAAAATGCCATGCTACTCAAGCAGCACAGACTTGACATTTTTAACAACCTTTGCGAAGACTTGGAGGACTTATGACAACAGCAAACGACACCCAGATCGGCGGCGATCACTACAAGGAAAAATCCATCCAACCTTGGGACTTCATCGCGGCCAACCAGCTCGGCTACTTTGAAGGAAACATCGTGAAATACGTTTCACGTTGGCAAGACAAGGGCGGAATTAACGACCTCAAAAAAGCCAGGCACTATTTGGACAAGCTCATCGAACTGAAGGACAATGCATCATGACCACAAAATCACACAATCTAAAGGGAGCAACATGAAAACCCTCATCATCATTGCCTTCACCCTGGCGGCAACACTCGCCCAGGCACAAACAACCACCCGATGCGTGAAGAACTGGGATGGCAGCGTGACTTGCACCACACGCAGCGGCGGGGGGTTTTGAGCATGACCAATCTTGCAGACAAAGTTGAGCGTTGGGACATCACCCGGCTTACCCCCTACGCACGCAACAGCCGCACCCACTCAGACGAACAGATCAGACAAATAGCCGCATCAATCAAAGAGTGGGGCTGGACTACACCAGTTCTGGTTGACGAGGACGGCAGCATCATTGCCGGCCACGGTCGAACCCTTGCAGCCCAGCGCCTCAAGATGACCGAGGTTCCCGTGATGGTGGCCAAAGGCTGGAGCGATGCCAAGAAACGTGCCTACGTCATTGCCGACAACAAACTGGCCATGAATGCTGGCTGGGATAATGAAATGCTGGCGCTTGAGTTGGGCGAGATCGGTGAGCTTGGCTTTGACCTCGACCTGACTGGCTTTACAGCCGATGAGATTGCAGCTCTGACACCTGAGCAGATCGAGCCTGGCCTGACCGATGAGGATGCCGTGCCAAAGGTGCCTGAGCAACCAGTCACTGTGCTTGGCGATGTTTGGGTGCTAGGAAAGCACAGGCTCATGTGCGGTGACTCGACCAGCATTGATGCGGTGGAAAAGCTAATGGATGGCCAGAAGGCTGACATGGTGTTTACCGATCCGCCTTATGGCATGTTTTTGAACACCGATTACGACAGCATGTTTGCGGCTGACAAGGCACACCGCAAAACTGGGAAAAGGTTTGATGAGGTTGCTGGCGATCACGATGACTTTGCGCCTGAGTTGATAAGCACAATATTTACCGCATTTCCAGATGCAAAAGAGGTTTTTATTTGGGGTGCAGATTACTTTAGCGACCTGATTCCGAATCGGAAGGATGGTTCGTGGGTCGTTTGGGATAAGCGAACAAATGAAAACATGGACAAGGTGTCTGGCAATACGTTTGAACTTTGCTGGTCAAAGCAAAAGCACAAGCGACTGATTGCCAGAATTCTTTGGTCTGGTCATCATGGCATGGCAAAGGATGACACCAAAACGCGCGTTCATCCAACCCAAAAACCCGTTGAACTGGTAGTATGGTTTTTTGACCAATGGGGCAAGGACTGCAACATCGTTGCTGACCTATTTGGCGGCAGTGGCAGCACGCTAATTGCCTGCGAGAAAACTAACCGCAGCGCCAACCTGATGGAACTTGATCCCAAGTATTGCGACGTCATCATTAAGCGCTGGCAGCAATTCACAGGCAAAATCGCAACACACGCAGAAACCGGAAAGCCTTTCGCGGAGGTTCAAAATGACAGCAAAACTTGAAAAACCAATCACTAAAAGCAAAAAAACAAAAAGCGTGCCAGTTAAAGCGCATGATCCAAACTACGGCGGCGCTCGTGATAACGCAGGCAGACCAGCCTTTGAACCTACCGACGCCGAACGCAAACAGGTAGAAGCCTTGTCCGGCTACGGCCTGCCGATTGACCAGATTGGCGCGCTGGTGCGTGATGGGATTCACGTTGACACCCTGCGTGCGCACTTTGCCACCGAGCTGGTGTCCGGCAAGGCCAAGGCCAATGGACAGGTCGGCAAGACGCTATTCCAGAAAGCCATGGGTGGCGACACCACAGCCATGATCTGGTGGAGCAAGACACAGATGCGCTGGGCCGAGACCCAGAAGCATGAGCTGACTGGCGCAGACGGTGCACCGCTGGAGTTTTCCAAGATCGAGCGAGTGGTGGTGAAGAATTGAGCGCGGTCCAGATTGGGAGCGCCACCCTTTACCTTGGCGACTGCATGGAAGTGCTTCCGACGCTGGGCAAGGTGGATGCAGTGGTTACTGACCCGCCTTATGGCCTTGGGAAAAAATTGTCTGGCGGCACTTGGGGTGCAACGCCTGAACTCTTGCAGTGGGATATTGCTCCACCTGATGTTGACTTTCTGATGAAGCTGGTCGACCTATCACCATGCGCGGTATTTTGGGGTGGCAATTATTACGGTTTACCTCCGACCCGTTGCTGGCTGGTTTGGGACAAGCAGAACGCCGTCCCAACAATGGCTGATTGTGAGCTTGCGTGGACTAGCTTGGACGCAAACACAAAGCGCATGAGCCGACCAGTCGGGCGGGCTGCAAACGGGCATCCCTCAGAAAAGCCGTTAGACCTGATGGTTTGGACGCTGCGAACCGTAAAGGCAAAAGGGGTTGTGTTCGATCCGTTCATGGGCAGCGGCACCACAGGCGTCGCAGCCATCCAGCTGGGCCTCAAATTCATCGGAATTGAGCGCGAGCCAAAGTATTTCGACATTGCCTGCAAGCGTATTGAGCAGGCGGTGGCGCAGGGCCAACTGTTTGAACCTGAGCCCATTAAGCAAACTCAAGAGGCAATGTTTTGAGCGTCTTGCAACTTCAAACCCCCGAGTGGGCGCTTCCCCTACTGGAAGGCAGCCGCTATAAAGGCGCATGGGGTGGCCGAGGCTCTGGCAAATCCCACATGTTTGCCGAGCTGATGATCGAGGCCCACATCCTTGACCAGAAGCGCAGAAGCGTCTGCGTGCGTGAAATCCAGAAGTCGCTCAACCAGTCGGTCAAGCGCCTGCTCGAAACCAAGATTGAGCAAATGAACGCTGGCGCGTACTTCGAGGTGCAGGAAGCCGTCATCAAGTGTCGCAAAGGCGACGGGGCGATCATCTTCCAGGGTATGCAAAACCACACGGCGGATTCAATCAAGTCGCTGGAGGGTTACGACTGCGCCTGGGTGGAGGAAGCCCAAAGCCTGAGCCAGACCAGCCTTGACCTGCTCCGGCCAACCATCCGAAAGCCCGAGTCCGAGCTATGGTTCACATGGAACCCCAGGCAGAACAGTGACCCGGTGGATTTTCTCCTGCGCGGCCCGACACCGCCCAAAGATGCAACCGTCCTCAAGGTCAACTTCACCGACAATCCGTGGTTTCCAGACGTCCTGCGCGACGAAATGGAATACGACAAGCGCAGAGACCCAGACAAATACCAGCACGTTTGGATGGGCGGCTACCTCACCAACAGCAACACCCGTGTGTTCAAAAACTGGAAGGTCGAAGAGTTCGAGGCACCGAAGGACGCCATCCACCGCCTCGGCGCTGACTGGGGTTTCTCCATCGACCCCACCACCCTGGTGCGCTGCCACATCATTGGCCGCACCCTCTACATTGATTACGAGGCCTACATGGTCGGCTGCGAGATCGTGAACACACCCGAGCTATTTATGCAGGTGCCCGAGGCTGAGAAGTGGCCAATCGTGGCCGACTCAGCCAGGCCAGAGACCATCAGCCACATGAAGAAAAACGGTTTCCCCAAGATCATGACAGCGGTCAAAGGGCCAAAGTCGGTGGAGGAAGGCATCGAGTTTCTCAAGAACTATGACATCGTGGTGCACCCCCGCTGCATCCACACCATCGACGAGCTCACCCTCTACAGCTACAAGCAAGACCCCCTGACCGGCAAGATCCTGCCCGTGCTTGAGGACAAGAAAAACCACGTAATTGATGCCCTGCGCTACGCCTGCGAAGCCGTGCGCCGAGCCGGTGCATCCAAACCCGCGATCTTCACCCCTATCGCCAACGTGAAAAAGTGGTGAGACAATCGCACAAAATGAGGATATAACATGGCCCGACTCTCAAACGACCAACGACTCGCCAACCTTCACGCAGAAGCCCTGGCGCAGTTTGACGACGTACAAACAGCCCTCCGTGACGAGCGCTTGCAATGCCTCCAAGACCGGCGCTTCTACTCGCTGGCAGGCAGCCAGTGGGAAGGCCCGCTGTGGGATCAGTACGAGAACAAACCCAAGTTTGAAGTCAACAAGATCATGCTGGCCGTGATCCGCGTGGTCAACGAGTACCGCAATAACCGCATTACCGTGGACTTCGTAAGCAAAGACGGCGCAAAGAATGACAAGCTGGCCGAGGTTTGCGACGGTCTCTACCGGGCAGACGAGCAGGCATCCGTGGCTGATGAGGCCTACGATAACGCCTTCGAGGAAGCAGTCGGTGGCGGCATTGGCGCATGGCGCCTGCGCACAGTCTACGAAGACGAGGAGAACGACGAAGACGACCGCCAGCGCATCCGCATCGAGCCCATTTTTGACGCCGACAGCTCGGTATTCTTCGACCTCGGGGCTAAGCGCCAGGACAAGTCCGACGCCAAATATTGTTACGTCGTCACCAGCATGACGCGCCAGGCCTACAAAGACACATGGGGCGACGACCCAGCCGACTGGCCCAAGATCATCCACCAGTACGAGTTCGACTGGTGCACACCCGATGTGGTCTATGTGGCCGAGTACTACAAGGTCGAGGAAAAGACCGAGACCATCCGCATCTTCCAGAACATCGCAGGCGAAGAGGAACGCTACACCCCAGCCGACTTTGCCAACGACGAAACCTTGGAAGAAACCCTTGCGGCCATTGGCACAGTCGAGATCCGCCAAAAGCGCGTCAAACGCAAGCGCGTGCGCAAATACATCATGTCCGGCGGCAAAGTGCTGGTAGATGCAGGCTACATCGCAGGCAAGTGCATCCCCATTGTGGTGGTGTACGGCAAGCGCTGGTTCGTGGACAACGTGGAACGATGCATGGGCCACGTGCGCTTGGCCAAAGACGCCCAGCGCCTCAAGAACATGCAGCTCTCCAAGCTGGGCGAGATCTCAGCACTGTCATCGGTTGAGAAGCCGATCCTGACCCCCGAGCAGGTCGCAGGCCACCAGGTCATGTGGTCCGAGGACAACCTCAAGGACTACCCGTATCTGCTGATCAACCCGATCACCGACCAGAACGGCAACCAGGCCGTGTCAGGCCCAGTCGCTTACACCCGCGCCCCCAACATCCCACCGGCCATGGCCGCGCTTTTGCAGATCACCGAAACCGACATGCAAGACATCTTGGGCAACCCCCAGGGCGCAGACAAGATGGTCAGCGGTATGTCAGGCAAAGCCGTGGAGATGATTCAGACCCGCGTCGATATGCAGTCGTTCATCTACATGAGCAACTTCGCCAAGGGCATGAAGCGCTGCGGCGAGATCTGGCTCTCCATGGCCAAAGAGGTCTACACCGAAGACAAGCGCAAGATGAAGACCATCGCGCCCACAGGAGAAGCTGGCGTGGTCGAGTTGATGCAACCCACCATTGACCAGGAAACCGGCGCCATGGTGATGGCCAACGATATGACCAGCGCCACCTTCGACGTGGTGTCCGACGTTGGCCCGTCCAGCAGCAGCAAGAAATCCGCCACCGTTCGCGCCATTACCGGCATGCTCCAGATTACCCAAGACCCGGAAACAGCCCAGGTGCTCACCGCCATGGCCATGATGAACATGGAGGGCGAAGGCCTTAGCGATACAAACGCCTACTTCCGCAAGAAGCTCCTGCGCATGGGCGTGGTCAAACCCACCGACGACGAGGCCCAGGAACTCATGGCCGAGATGCAAGGCCAGCCGCAAGACCCCAACGCGATGTACCTGCAAGCCGCAGCTGAGGAAGCCACAGCCAAAGCAGCCCAGGCACGCGCCAACACCGTCAAGACCGTGGCCGACGCAGAACTCAGCCGGGCCAAAACAGTCGAAACCCTCAGCAACATCGACATGGATTCTCAGGATCACGCCCTCAACATGGCCGAACAAATCGGCGGCATGATCCAGCAACAAGCACAACCAGTTGTCAATCAACCCACAATTGAGTGACAATTACGCACACGGTATCCACCCAGCCGTTTTAATGGGTGAGTTTCACAGGGTCAACGATGAACACAAAGGCAGATCAGGAGATCGACACCACAGACGACGACACCGCAGTCCTTGAGGACGAGGCCACCGAGCAACCCGAAGCGCAAGCCGAAGGCGATCAGGCCGAGACCCCAGAAGACGACGGCGAATCGGATGAGGTTGTTGTTTCCATTGGTGAGGAAGCGCCACCTCCCGAAGAACAGACTAACGCTCCTGAATGGGTACGCGAGCTGCGTAAGACGAACCGAGAACTCCAGCGCCAAAACCGCGAACTTCAAACCAAACTGCAAACCACCGCACAGACTGAGACCAAACCGGTCACGCTGGGAATAAAGCCAAAACTTGAAGATCACGACTACGACGCTGACAAGTACGAGGAAGCATTGACCACTTGGTTTGAGCGCAAGCGACAAGCCGATGAAGTCAACGCCAAGCAAGAAGCTGAAGTTATGAATCAGCAAAAAGCCTGGCAAGCCAAACTGGATGGCTATGGCAAGGCGAAAGCCGAGCTGCGAGTCAAAGACTTTGACGACGCCGAGGCCGTGGCCCAGGAGCTGTTCAACGTCACTCAGCAAGGTGTCATGCTGCAAGGTGCGGATAACCCCGCCCTGGTCGTCTACGCACTCGGCAAGAACCCCAAGAAGGCGCAAGAGCTTGCAGCCATCAAAGACCCCGTAAAGTTTGCCTTTGCGGTAGCGAAACTGGAGAAAGACTTGAAAGTTACCAACCGCAGGGCAGCCCCACCGCCCGAAATAATCGTGTCAGGAACTGGCCGAGTCTCTGGGGCGGTGGACTCAACCCTCGAACGGCTGCGCGAAGAAGCTGCGAAAACTGGCAACATGACGAAAGTCATCCAGTACAAGCAGCAGAAACGATCAGCATCCTCCAAATGATTTTTTAAGGAATCACCATGTCTAATGCATTTTCTAAAGAAGAACGCGTCGCGTTTGAAGACATCCTCGAAGGCTTCCAAGACTCCTTGGTTTTGTCACGTCACGTCTCGGTTTACAACACAAACCAAACCGAGATGGCTCGAACAAACGACACCATCTGGCGTCCACAGCCTTACATTGCCCAGTCGCAAAACAGCACTCCAGGCACTCCCGTAACCTATCAAAACATGACTCAGTTGTCGGTCCCTTCGACAATCGGTTTTGGTAAGTCCGTGCCATGGACAATGACCACCCTTGAGCTGCGCGATGCGTTGCAAGAAGGTCGTTTGGGCGAATCTGCCAAGCAAAAGCTGGCCTCCGACATCAACGTGGCTATTATGGCCAACGCTGCTGCCCAAGGCACTTTGGTCGTTCCCGTGTCTACCGCCGCTGGCGATTATGACGACGTTGCTTTGTGCGACGCCATCATGAACGAACAAGGCGTTCCAGACTACGACCGCTTCTTGGGCTTGTCTAGCCGCGACTACAACGGTTTGGCCGGTAACCTTTCTCAAGCAAGTCGTTCGTTTGGTAACGCTAAGTCAGACAAAGCCTACGAGCGCAGTTTGGTCGGGATGGTTGCAGGATTCGACACTTATAAGTTCGACTACGCAAACCGCATCGCTGCGGCAGGTGGTGGAGTTACAACCATCGCCACAAACGGTTCTCAAGTTGACTACGTGCCACAGGCCACCTCCACATCCGTGGGCGGCCAGATCAACGTGGACAACCGCTACCAGACCGTCACCGTGTCCAACTCCGTGGGCGTGGTTGCAGGCGACTGCTTCACCATCGACGGCATCCAAGCCGTGCACCACATCACCAAGCAATCCACCGGCCAGCTCAAGACGTTCCGCGTCATCAGCGTACCCGCAGGTGGCGTCACTTTGGTAATCAGCCCCCCCATCATCGGCGCGACAAGCTCGCCTACTGATGCGGAGTTGCAATACAAGAACGTGCAAGTGGCCAGCGAGTCCGCTACAGCCAACATTAACTGGCTGAACGTCGCAGCTTCGAACATTAACGTGTTCTGGCAACGTGATTCGTTGGAAATCTTGCCCGGTCGCTACGCCGTCCCTTCGGATGCTGGCACCGCAGTGATGCGCGCCACCACCGACCAAGGCATCGAGCTGGTGATGCAAAAGTGGTACGACATCGACACCATGACGATTAAATACCGCATGGACACCTTGTTCGGCGTGGTCAACAAACAGCCCGAGATGAGTGGCATCTTGCTGTTCAACCAAGCCTAATCAGGCTTAAATTGGGGGGCTTCGGCCCCCCTTTTTCCATAGGATCACCCAATGCCATTAATCAAAGGCTATTCAGCTAAATCCATCGGGAAAAACGTCTCCAAAGAGATGAAATCAGGTAAGCCCCAAAAGCAAGCCGTGGCAATTGCCCTCAATACAGCTACAAAAGCAGCAAAAGCAGCAGGCAAACCAAGCAAAGCACCAAAGAAAGCCAAAAAATGATTGACCTTCCAACAATGGTTTATCGCAGCCCTGGCGACAACAAAAAGCCAACTGGCGGAACTTACAAATACATTGGAATCAAAACCCAAGAGGAGCTTGAAGAAAAACTAGCCGACGGCTGGTTTCTTTCGTCCTCAGACGCTATTGAAGCTGCGGGTGATAAAGCTAATGGAATTCAAAAGCCAAAGCCAAAATGGGCTATGAAACACATCAAAAAGAAAAAAGAAGCTAAACCCTTGAACTGGCGCGAAATAGTCAAAGCACCAGCACAAGAGCCAGAACCCGACGACACAGCGCCCACACGTGAAGAACTTGAAGCAAAGGCTACAGAACTCGGAATCAAGTTCGACGGTCGCACAAAGGATAAAAAGCTGGGACAATTGATCCAGGACAGACTGTCCACGCCAACTGGAGAATGACAATGGGATGGACCAAGCGCCAATTTATCGAGCAGGCCTTTGATGAGATCGGCATGGCCTCCTACGCCTTTGATCTTACACCAGAGCAAATGCAATCCGCCCTCCGGCGCTTGGACACCATGATGGCCGCATGGAACGCCCTCGGCATCCGCCTAGGCTACCCTCTGCCATCCAGCCCCCAGGACAGCGATCTCGACGAGCAGACCAACGTGCCCGACAGCTCCAACGAGGCCATCTACAGCAACTTGGCCATCAAGCTGGGGCCGTCCTACGGCAAGCAGGTTATGCCCGACACCAAGGCCACGGCCAAAGAGTCGTACAACACGCTCCTGTCACGCGCAGCCATGCCAGTGCAGCAACAACTGCCCAGCACCATGCCAGCAGGCGCAGGCAACAAGCCCTGGCGCGTCTACGACAACCCCTTCATCCGTCCACCCGTCGATCCAGTCCTGGCCGGTCAAGATGGCCCCATCGAATTCAACTGAAAAAGGAAATTATTATGAGCACTGACGCACAAATCGAACAGGAAATCCAAGAAAAGGGCAAGACGGCCGCACGCATCACGCCCGCCGACATTGAAGCCAACATCGTCAAGGAGGTTTACTTCACAGCCGCAAACGGTAGTGACGGTGCCGACTATGCGGTGATGCGCGCCGAAGCGCCAAACGAGTGCTTAAGCATTGTTCCGCTGGTTGAAGACCCAGATCTTTCAAAAACCACGGTTATTGGCCCTCTCAGTCTTCTGACGTTTTGCGTGCTGATCTTGCGTAACGGATTCACCGTCACCGGTGAGTCGGCCTGCGCCAGCCCTGAGAACTTTGACGCCGAGATTGGCCAAAAGATCGCCCGCGCTAACGCTGTGCAGAAAATTTGGCATTTGATGGGCTATGAATTGCGCAGCAAGTTGGCCGAAATAGAAAAGCAAGGAAATTAAATTATGCCAACCATCAACCAACTCTCCGGCATCAGCCAGGTATCTGGCGGCGATCTCCTGCCGGTCTACGTCTCCAACAACGGCGACGCACGCAAGGTCTCGATCAGCCAGCTCCTGCAATACTTCCAGCAGACATTCGCAGCCCCCACCGTGGCCACGAACCTCTACACCCCTGGCACCGGCTTCAACATCACAGTGCCCACGCCCACCAGCGAACAGCAGTGGATGGTCATTCAGCCTGCCGGCACTCTGGCCGCAGGCACAGTCACCCTGCCATTGAACACTGGCGTGCCAGACGGCACACAGGTGCTGGTCACCACCACCCAGATCATCACCAGCTTCACGCTGGCCCTGAACGGCGCAGCAGCAGCATTCGGCGCACCCACCACCCTGGCCGCCAACGCCTTCTTCACCATGCGCTACTACCAGGCTACCAACAGCTGGTATCGCGTCGCCTAAACCCCATCCAAGGAGATCCACATGTTTATTCAGCCCAGCCTCACATCCAGCCAGGTCGAACTGGTCATCCCCAACGGCCAGTACATCAGCATCGGCAACACAGGCGACGAGCCAAGCGTCGTGCAGATTCAAGCTGCCGTCCCCGGCCAGCCTTGGCTTTACAGCACCCTAGCCACGCTATTCAACAGCGCCCAGACTTTTGGCCCGTTCGGTGAAGAGCGCACCATCCGCATCGACAACCGCAATGCCACGGTCGAGTACAGCATTGGCGCACAGCCCCAGCTGCGCAGTTTCCCTGCATTGGTGCTTGAGAACAAAGGCCCAATTGGATTGGTCGAGCCTGCTGGAACATTCGTGACCCTGACATACAACAACAACGCAGGCAAAGTTCGTCTGAACAGCGCTGGCGCTCATGGCCTCACAGCAGCTGTCGCAGTTGGTGAAAATGTTTATGTAACATGGACTGGCGGAACAGGCGGAACAGGCTTGTATCCAGTCACCGCATTGGACACCGACACCACAGGAACAGCAGTCACAATTGATCAGACTTACAAAAGCTCCACCGTCACCATCAGCATCGCGGCTCCAGGCGTAGTGACATGGGCAGCTCACGGTCTGTCGGTCAACGACACCATCCGCTTCACCACCACTGGCGCACTGCCCACCGGCCTGGCCATCAATACGACCTACTACGTCAAAACCGTACTATCGGCCAACACCTTCACCGTGTCCACCTCCGCAGGCGGAGCAGCCGTCACCACCAGCGGAACACAAAGTGGCGTGCAAACTGCCTTGGTCTGGTATGGAACAGCAGTCGTGGCCGTGGCAAACACCGCTGTCACTTTGGCATCTGTCACAGTTCCAGGCTGGTCAGTCGGCACTGGTGGAGAGATCGAGCTCGATGCACTTTTCAGCATGACCAACAGCGCCAATGCCAAAAACCTGAACATGACTTTTGGTGGCAGTGCAATCTTTACATTGGCCGCAGCCAACGTTGCAAGCGTGTCGGTTCAAAAGAACATCGTTAATCGTGGCGGATCGCAAATTGTCTCAAATGCAGTTGGCGCAACTGGCCACGGAGCATCAACAGGTGCTGTCGTGACTCTAAGTGTTAACACTAATGTGGATCAGACATTTGCAATCACTGCTCAACCAGCCACCGCAAACGAGTTGGTTCAGTTGGAATACTACAACATGCACATCCTGTTCTGATCATGGCCACCAAAGACACACGCCTTGCCCGTGCTGGGGTCTCGGGCTACAACAAGCCCAAGGCCACGCCATCGCACCCCACCAAAAGCCACGTTGTCGTGGCCAAGGAAGGCGACCAAGTGAAAACCATTCGCTTCGGTCAGCAAGGCGTGTCTGGATCACCAAAGAAGGAAGGCGAGTCGAAGGCATCCGAGGCTCGTCGAGAATCATTCAAGGCCAGACATGCTGAGAACATTGCCAAGGGCAAAATGAGCGCAGCGTACTGGGCTGACCGCGTTAAGTGGAAATAAGCCATGCAAATCCCAATCCTCAACGGCATCTATGCCGACGCCACCCCAGAGCTGCGCACGGCCTACCCGGTCAACATGGTGCCAGTCCCAAAGCAGTCAGGCATCAGCAATGGCTTCCTGCGCCCTGGTGACGGCATCGTGGCCAACGGCACAGGCCCAGGCACAGACCGTGGCGGCATCAACTGGAACGGCGTCTGCTACCGGGTCATGGGCACCAAGCTGGTGTCCGTGGCCAGCAACGGCGCTGTTACCGTTCTTGGCGACGTCGGTGGGCCAGTCACTGATCTGGTGACGATGGATTACAGTTTCGACTTGCTGGGCATCGCATCCGGTGGACGACTGTATTTTTGGAATCCAGCAACCAACACGCTGGCGCAAAACACAGACCCAGATCTTGGCATCGTGTTGGACGTGGCCTGGGTGGACGGTTATTTCATGACCACAGACGGCGCAAATTTGGTCGTCACTGAGCTGACAGACCCCTTGCAGGTCAACCCGCTGAAATACGGCAGCTCAGAGATCGACCCAGATCCCGTGGTCGCTCTCATCAAGTTGCGCAACGAGATTTACGCGCTCAACAGCAACACCATCGAAGTGTTCGACAACGTAGGCGGCGAGCTGTTCCCCTTTGCACGCATCGACGGCGCTCAAGTCCAAAAAGGTTGCCTCGGCACACATGCCTGCTGCATTTACTTGGAGCGCATCGCCTTCTTGGGCGGTGGTCGCAATGAATCGCCAGGCATCTACATCGGGGCGGCAGCCACCACACAGAAGGTCAGCACGCAGGAAATCGACAACCTGCTTTTGACCTACACCGAGGCGCAGCTGGTGCGCGTGCAATTCGAGGCACGCAACGACAAAAACCATCAGCACCTCTACGTCCACCTCCCAGACCGCACCATCGTCTATGACGCATCGGCATCAGAGGCGCTCGGCGATCAAGTCTGGTTTACCCTCACCAGCACTACAGAAGGATTCAGCCAGTACCGCGCACGCAACATGGTTTGGATCTACGACAAGTGGATGGTAGGAGACCCGCAAAGCAGCGCCATCGGCTACCTGGTGCAAAACACCGGCCACCATTGGGGCCAGCAGGTACGCTGGGAATTCGGCACCATCATTGCCTACAACGAGGGCAACGGAGCGATCTTCAACCGGCTGGAGCTGGTCAGTTTGACCGGCAGCGTGGCTCTTGGCACCAACCCGCAGATCAGCACCAGCTACAGCACAGACGGCCTGTCTTGGAGTCAAGACCGCAGCATCAGAGTGGGCACGATTGGCAACACTGCCAAGCGACTTGCATGGTTTCAGCAGGGCCACATGAGGAACTGGAGAATCCAGCGATTCCGAGGCGACAGCGATGCGCATGTTTCTTTTGTCCGCCTTGAGGCTCAAATCGAGGCATTGGCGTACTGATGGCCACAGCACCAACATCCCGCAGGCTCAACCTGACGCGAGATCAACTCGCAACCTTCCTGACCGACCAGCAACAGATCAGGCAGTTCGAGCTGCTGTTCTCCACAGTCGATCAGATTCAAGTCATCATTGGAACCGACTTTGAGTACCAGGCGGATAACGCAGCGGCCACAGCAAACGAGGCATTGGCGCAGATCAGCCGCTTGGCCAATGCCGTGGAGTTGCTGGCACTGGCCCCAAGATCAGAGCTTGGAACGCTTTCCCCACAGAACTCAGACAACGTAAACATCACGGGCGGCAAGATTTCAGGCCTCGTTCCCCCGTTGCCCGTAGACTCGGGCGGCACAGGTCAAAGCACCTTCACCAATGGTGAGCTTCTGATCGGCAATAGCACAGGAAACACGCTGACCAAGGCCACGCTTACGCCTGGCGCAAACATCACCATCACCAACACAGCCGGGGCGATTACGATTGCCGTCAGTGGTCTTGGCACGCTGGCGTTTCAGAACGTCGGCATCTCAGGCTCAGCAGCATTGGCAAAGCTCACAGCCTTAGGAGCAAACGGCTCTCTGACCTTCACCAATGGCATCATCACCGCATACGTTGCACCAACATAAGGAAAAACCATGACCGTATCCATCAAGGTGCTGATCCCAGCAAAGCAGGCCGAGAACGCCCAGACCACGCAGTACACAGCCACCAACTGCAAAGCCATCATTGACAAATTCACCATCACCAACACCAGCGCAGGCAACGTGACGATCAGTGTTAACTTGGTAACCAGTGGTGGCAGCCCAGGCGCATCCAACCTTATTCTGGACACCCGCGCCATCTCGCCCGATGAGACCTACACCTGCCCAGAGCTGGTCGGCCAAGCACTTGATCCTGGCGGCTTCATCAGCACGATCGCCAGCGCAGCCACATCACTGACCATCCGCGCCTCTGGCCGCGAAATCACTTAATCAAGGAGAACAGCATGGACAAATTCATGATGATGCCCAAGGGCTTTATGGGCCTGCCGATGGAGGAAGAATTCATCAGCACAGCCGAGAACAAGAAGAATACCCAGATCGCCATCGACGACTGGATGCTTGGCCCAGAAAACCCCAGCAACGAGCCCACAGCCAACAAAGTGTACTGGGTCGCGCTTGGCCAGGCAATGCAAGTGGACGAGAAAGAAGCCCGTCGTCGTCGCTGCTCGAACTGCGAATATTACGACAACAGCACCATGACTCAGGCCAAGATGGAGCGCATCCCGCGCAACGCCTGGGACACCAATGCAGGCTTCCGAGGCTACTGCACCAAATTCGACTTCATATGCCACGACCTGCGTGCTTGCCAGGCCTGGGAAGAGCGCGAATTTGAGATGGATTGAACAGACTATGCAAATGTGGGACAATCGCCGCACTGAGCTGACCGAGCTGCCAGTGGCTCACCCTTCGCAGGAGTGCCCCATGAGCAACGTCACGATTCAGGAAATGGAAAAGCAAGTGCCAGCAGCGCACTTGCCCATCTATCGCCTGGAGGCCGAGCTGCTCAAGCTCCCACAGGTTGAGATGCCGGTCGATCACGCCTTCTGCAACGGCCTCTACGCTCGCACCATGCACATACCAGCAGGCACAATCCTGACTGGCGCAGTCCACAAAGAGGAATCCTTTTTCCTGGTGCGTAAGGGCGAGCTGATTGTCAGCACAGACAGCGTCCCACGCACCCTCGGACCAGGCGACATGAGCATTTCAAAGATCGGCACTAAGCGTGCTGGCATTGCTTTGACCGATGTCGAAGTCACCACCTTTCACGCAAACCCAAGCAACGAGCAAGACCCGCAAGCCTTGTGGGATATGTTCACCATTCCAGCGCCAGCGCCAGCCCTTGAGGTTGGCAAAACAGCGCACCTGGAGGAATCAAAATGACATTCGGACTAACAGGCGCAGCACTGGCAGGCATTGCCGTCGGTGGTGCCACACTCGTTTCTGGCTACATGCAAGGCGAAGCGGCCCAGGACGCAGCAGCCATTCAAGGCGCAGCATCAGAGGCAGGCATCCAAGAGCAGCGTCGCCAGTTCGACAAAGTTCAAGAGCTGCTCAAGCCTTACACCGAGGCCGGAGTCCCAGCCCTTGAAGCGCAGCAAGCCTTCTTGGGTCTGAAAGGCCCAGAGGCCGAACGCGCAGCCATCGAGCGCATTCAGGGCGGTCAGACTTTCCAGGCCTTGCAACAGCAGGGTGAAAACGCACTTCTTCAAAACGCATCGGCCACTGGTGGCTTGCGTGGCGGAAACCTACAGGGCGCACTTGCACAGTTTCGCCCAGCCTTGCTCTCCAGCCTGATCGACCAGCAATACGGCCGACTCGGTGGCCTCACCACCCTTGGCCAAAACGCAGCCGCAGGCACTGGTGCAGCAGCACAGACGATGGGCACCAACGTGACCAACCTGCTCGGCCAACAAGGTGCAGCAGCAGCTGGCGCTGAGATCGCCCAGGGTCGCGCATTCGGCGCAATCCCTTCCGCAATTTCTGGAGGCCTCGGTTTGTTCAGCGGCCTTGGAGGTAAATTCTGATGCAACCCATCAACTACGGGGTCGAGATCCAAGACCCAACGCAGTCATTTTTGAGCGCCTTCCAAACAGGCGCAGCCATCCAAGACACCAGGCTCAAGCAAGAGCAGCAACAGCAGCAGATGGCCAATCAGAAGCTGATTCAGGAAGGCTTCACAAAACTGCGCCAGCCTGGTGCAACCGCAGCCGACTATGCCAACCTTGCCATGGTCTTGCCAGAAGCTCAGGCCAAGTCCGTACGCGAGAGTTTCGGCATGTTGTCAGGCGAGCGTCAGCAAAATGCCTTGCAGCAATCTGGCCAGGTTTTCTCCGCCTTCAAAGCTGGCAAGCCAGAGATTGCCATCAGCCTGCTTGAGCGTCAGATTGAAGCCAAGCGCAACAGCGGCGACAACGAAGGTGCCATGTTCTTGGAGACCTGGCGCGACGTGGCCAAAGAAAACCCAAAGGCCACCGAAGACTATTTTGGCTTCACCATCTCCCAGATGCCTGGTGGCGATAAGGTCATCGAGAGTGCCGTCAAATTTGGCGGTGAACGCAGAACAGAAGCGCAAGCCCCAGCAGAGTTGCGCCAAAAGATTGCATCCGCTGACAAAGCCGTAGCAGACGCCATCACAGCGCAGGCCACCGCCACCAACGCGCCAGAAAAGGCAGCGGCAGACGCAGCCAAAGCAAAGGCAGATGCTGACAAGGCGAAAGTAACAGCGAAGTATGCCGAAAAGGTTGAGCTTGCTGGGTTAGACAAAATAGGCTGGGACGTAAAGAATCTGAGAAGCCAAATCGGTGATCGATCATCACGACTCAAGCTAGACCAGCAAACCACAGCGGCAACCGTAGCAGAAAAGCTATCAAGCATTCAGAAAAACCTGAATGACATTCCAGCCGATACCCGCAAACTCATTAATGAAGCAGCCGTTTCTGGTGCAGTGGCCAAGCAATCAGCCGATCAATTTAATGACCTAGCCAAGAGAATCGAAGGATTAGGCGGTTACGGGAAGCTCGCAACCCTTGGAGAGTTTGCAAAATCAACCATTGGCGCGGAAGGCTACGAAACGTCTTTGCGTCAAGAGTACACACGCCTGCGCAATCAAGCGGCCATCAAATCACTTCCACCCGGCCCAGCCACCGACAAAGACATTGAAATGGCCCTCAAAGGCTTTCCAAAAGATACATCGGACTCAAAAAGCATCGCGCAATTCCTCAAGGGCATGGCTAAGCTCCAAGACATTGAATCATCCGTCAGCAATGCAAAGACCGACTGGCTTGCTCAAAACCGTGGCACCCTCACCCGCGCCGGATCATCGTTTACCGCTGGTGACTACGCAGTCAAGCCAGGCGAGACATTCAATGATTTCAGCCAGCGCGTAGCCATCGACGTAAACAAGAAATACGCCTCCGGTGGAAGCAGCTCACAGGTAGATAAAATCCCGACGCCAAGCAATCCAAACCCCGGTGCAGCGCAGAACAATGTTCGGTCACAAGCTGACGCAATCCTTGCAGGAGGCCGATAAATGGCGACCGCTGACGAATACGCATCTTGGATCGTCAAGAATTCCTCCAAGCGCGGGACTCCTGAGTTCGACACCGTGGCCCAGGCTTACCAGCTTGCCAAGGGCGAAGAAAACACGGCCACGTTCCAAAGACAGAACGCACCAGCACCACAGCAGCCAGGCGTGATGGATCAGATCGTAGGCGCTGGAGAAACAGCCCTGACTCTTGGCACTGGCGCAGTCGGTGGCACGCTCGGCACACTGGCCGGCACTCTCCAGGGTTTATCTCAGCAGATCCTGTCCGGTCAGTTCGGAACGCCAGAAGCTGTGCGTGCGGTCGAGAAGGCAGCAGCCGCTGGCGCTCAAGCGCTCACCTACCAGCCACGCACCCAAGCTGGCCAAGAGCAGGTGCAAGCCGTGGGTCAAGTCCTGGCCAACGTCCTGCCGCCCGTCCTGCCCATGATTGCAGCACCAGGCGCTCTCACTCAGGCAGCACGCAGCGCAGCCCCAATCACGCAGGCCACAGCACAGCGCGGTGCAGCCGCAGTGCAGCAGGCGGCCAGGACAACAGGCCAAGCCATCGCCAAGCCAGTGCAAGCGGCCACCACAGCCGTGCGCGAGACCTTGGGCATGGAGACCCCAGCCGTGACCGCCACAGCCCCAGCAGCAGGCGCACGCGCTTCTGTTGGTGCAGCAGCCACACCAGAGGCATTGCGTCGCACTACGACAGCAGAAAGCCTTCCAGTACCGGTGCAGCTCACCAAAGGCGCGGCCACCAGGGACGCCCAGCAGCTGGCCTTTGAAAAGGAACAGATCAAGAGCGATCTGGGCGGCCCCCTGCGCCAGCGTGCAGAAGAAAACAACCTGCAAGCCTTGCAGAACTTTGACGCACTCGCAGAGATGACAGACGCCCAGCTCATGGACTTGTCGTCCACAGGAGGCGCTGTCGTCAAGTCCCTGACCGAAGGCCTCACAGCCGCCAAGAACAAGACTCGCGCAGCTTACAAAGCAGCCGAGAAAGCTGGCGAGCTGGAGAACAACGTCACCCTCAGCTCGGTGGTGGACTACATCAACGAGAACATCCCAGAAGGCGACCTGGCCCCCATCCTCAAGGCAGCACAGCAGAAGGCCATTGCCATCGGCGCAGCAGTCCCAGACGCAGACGGCAGGCTCGTGGCCCAACCCATCACCTTGCGCCAAGCAGAAAGCCTGCGCCAGACCTTCCAGCGTGCAGGCTTTGAGGGCGCAGATCAGTTCCACGGCGGCAGCCTCAAACGTGCATTCGACGTTGAGACAGAGGGCATGGGTGGAGACCTCTACAAAAAGGCCCGTCAGACCCGCATCGACCAAGCTCGCAAGTTCGAGAACCGCGCCATCGTCGCCCGTCTCATCAAAAACCGCAAAGGCATGGAAGATCCCCAGGTAGCAGCCGACCAGGTTTTCCGCAAGTCCATCTTGAACTCGTCGCCCGAAGAGATCACGTTCTTGAAGCGCGTCCTCCTGACCAGCGGCAAAGACGGCCAGCAAGCCTTCAAAGAGCTGCAAGGCGCTACCGTTCGTCACCTCAGAGACGAGGCCACCAAGGGCATGGGCATGGACTCACAAGACCGGCCCTTGATCTCTCCAGCCAAGCTGCACCAGTCCGTGCAAGCCCTCGATGCCAATGGCCGACTTGATGTCATCCTTGGCAAGAAAAACGCACAGACCGTGCGCGATCTCGATGACGTTGTGCGCTACGTGACCACAGTGCCACCAGGCACACTGGTAAACAGCTCAGGCACAGCAGGCACGCTCATGGCAGCCATCGCAGAAGCCGGTGCCACAGGCGCACTCACGGGCCTGCCACTTCCAGTGGCATCTGGCCTGCGCCAGATCATTAAGATGCGCCAGGAAGGGCGCACCAAGGCCAAGATTAATGAAGCCCTCAACGCATTGCCACCCGTGCAGCCTTGAGCGACAATCCACCATCCAGGAGAACCAGTAAATGTCCACACTCTCGATTCAAGTCCCATTCCCGGTCTTTCAAGGCCGTGATGGGCAGCCACTAAAGAACGGTTACGTTTGGATTGGCGAGCCGAATCTGAATCCACAGACCAACCCAGTCGTTGCCTACTACGACGCTGCGCTCACCATCGTCGCACCCCAGCCACTGCGCACGCTCAACGGCTACGTCTCACGCGCAGGAACACCAGCCCAGATCTACGTTGATGGCGTGAACTTCAGCATCTTGGTGCAGGACAGCAAAGGCTCGATGGTTTACAACTTTCCAGACGGCTCAGGCATCAGCCCAAACGCTGCTGGTGTCTCCTTCATAGGATTCAAAGGGCAAGTCGGCAATGTTCAAGATTTGGCCGATGATGACGGCTCAGACTGGATTGGCTTTGACCAAGCTGGCGCTGGCGCGGTAGCCACAACAGTGCAGGCCAAGCTGCGCGAAAGCGTGAGCGTGAAAGACTTTGGCGCTGTGGGTGATGGGGTTACCGATGATACTGCTGCTATTCAAGCGGCTTTAAATACGGGAATGGATGTTATTTTTCCAAATCCAAATTATTTAATTTCCTCATCATTATTAATAGGAAATCAAAGAGTTAAGGGAACTGGTAAATTAATTAACCGAACTCAAACAATAATTACACCAAACGGGAACTTCCCTGCGTTTGTTAACATTCCGGGTAGTTTTATCAGCTTTCAAATTGACGGTTTTTTCATAAATTATGGCAACACGACACCGACAGTAGCTTTGGGGAATGATGAAAAATACGGATTTAAATTTACAGGTGCTTCACAGTGGCCAGAATTCTGCAAAATCTCAAACTGCACGGTAAAAGGTGGCTGGGGGGCTTGGTTCGACAACACAGGAACCTACGAATCAATTCTTGAGCAAATTTTCTCTTGGAACTGCCGGACTGCTTTTTATAAAAAAGATGGAACAACCATTAAGTTCGATACCTGCATGGCGCAAGGAGCTGTTACGCCGTATCACATTGATTCAACAATCGCTGCAACTCTGATTAACTGCTCTGCCGACCAATGCGCTGTTACGGTAAATTCACCGTTTAAAACAGGGTGTCTTTTTTCAGGGGTCAGAAGTCTGTCAATTCTTGGCTGGGATTCGGAAGCAAATTCCATCACAGGGGATGAGTGTTCTTTCATGATTTTTGAAGGATGTTCTGGCACAGTCTCCGGTTTTGCTGGGTATCAAAATACAATGTCATGCGCAGTAGGCGAAGAAGTTTATTTCTTTAAAAACATAAGCGCATCTAGGATTGAATTTTCAGGCAACAGAATTGCAAGAAATGTAGGCGACCTTGTTTTTAACGGCTCAGGTGGAAATTGTTTTACGATTTTAGCCCAGACAAATTCAGAAATTTTATTATCCGCAAGTGAATTTCTAGCCGCCACTGGCGGAGCGCCAACAAATAGATATTCTGCGGTTGGTGTTGGCGGTAATATTTCGTATTTGAAAACTGGGTTAGATGCAAATATTATTGCTGATAGTGTAGAGGCAACGCCTATATCTTGGACGCCTGCTTTGACTGGCTTTACGACTACTGGAATAGTTTCATTTCCTGATGCCAAATTCACAAAACAAGGAAAGCTAATTACTTTTACGGTCCAGGTGCAAGCATCCACAATTAGCACTACTGCGTTAACTAGCTTTATTACAGGACTACCCTACACGCCTGCAAACGTAGGCGCAGCAAGTGCAATAACAGGCAGCGTTACCAACCCGAGTGCAGCGTTGATTTTTACAAACGGAAATATCTATTTGCCAACAGTAGCTGCTTGGGGTAATTCGCTAATAATTACAGGCTCTTATTTTATCAATTAACATGAACATTATCCTCCAACGCCTCAAATCTCGTACATACTGGGTTGCAATAATCGGCGCTCTATTAACAGCCGTGGAGGTCAACAGTGGCTTGCTCGGCTCGTTCATACCAATGCCCTATCGCAATTACGTTATCCTGCTGTGGCCCGTTTTAATGATCTTGCTGCGTGAAGTTACAACTTCTGCTTTGGCAGATAAATAACCAAGGAAAAATCAAATGTCCAACAACTCACAAATCGCATTTGCCCCACTTGGCAAGACCATTGTGGTGGCAGCAGCCGCAGTAGCTCCCGCTGGCATCCAAGCACCCGTCTACGCCAAGTTTGATCCGCAGAACACAGGTCAGTACCGCTTCATCAACGCAGGTACAACCACCGTGTTCTTGGGCACTGGTGCAAGCGCAGCAGAGGCCACGGCCAACGCAGTAGCACCAGTAGCCGGGACACCTTCAGCCGCCATCGTGCTGGTGCCCGGCGCTGTTGAAATATTGCGCTTCAACAAGGACACCTTCTTCAGCGGCCTGTCCAGCGCAGCTGCCACCGTCTACATCACACCAGGCCAAGGCCTCTAATGTTGGAGATGGATGTTATGTCAGAAGGAAACGAGATCGACCTTGTGAAATATGGCGTTCTCTGGCAAAAAGTCCAGGACATGGATCGCAAGGTAGACAAAATGGAGCGCCAACTCGAAGAGCTGCTGGCCCTGGCCAATCGCTCCAAGGGTGGCCTTTGGATTGGCATGAGTATCGCCTCGGCGTTTTCGGCCTTTGTTGGCTTTGTGGCCAGCCACTGGAAAAACTGATGTATAAACTCGGACCCAGGTCAAAACAGCGGCTCAAAGGCGTGCATGAAGACCTGGTGAAGGTCGTCGAGCGTGCCATTGAGATCAGCACTGTGGACTTCACGGTGCTAGAAGGCCTGCGCACTCCTGAGCGCCAGAAAACGCTCATGGAGTCCGGTGCAAGCCAGACCCTCAACTCACGTCACATCACCGGCCATGCGGTCGATCTTGGGGCTTGGGTGGACAACCAGGTGGACTGGTCGTGGCCGCTGTATCACAAGGTTGCAGCGGCTATGAAAGAAGCTTCAAAACAGGTGAATGTGCCGATCGAGTGGGGCGGCGATTGGCGCAATTTCAAAGACGGCCCACATTTTCAACTACCAAGGAAAACATACCCATGAACGCAACAATCATTCAAGCTCTCGTCCGTCACATCTTGACCGCTTTGGCTGGCGGCTTCGCTGTTAAGTACGGTGTCGATGGAGGCACTATTGACGCAATCGTTAGCGGTGCCTCCGCTCTGGCTGGTGTCGGCTGGTCGGTCTACGACAAGCGCAAAATCAAATAAGCCAACGCTGGCCACACGGTCAGTCCAATCACTGCCATCAGCATCCAGTATCCCAGCCGCCTAAGCTGGTAACGCCAGACACTTGCTGGCAACAGCTCAGGCCCGTGCATTCTTTGGCCAATCTTGGCCACGCGCACCGGGCAATCCCGGCCTTGGTTGCAGTTCCCGTACTCGTCGCAGCAGCTCATGACGACCACCACGCGACCAGCAATGCGGCCATACCGACGCCAATTACCAAAGCCAAGGCATAACCCCCAACCTTCTCCCAAACAGGCTCTGGGCGGCCATACCCCTGCACCCAGGTGCAGTCTGCAAAATTACGGGGTGTTGTGTTGTTCTTCATGTCGTTCTCCAAAAGGTGGGGCCAGTGGCCCCGGTTGATTAAGCTGCGGCCAAGTTCCAAGATGCGCGGCGTGCTTCGTACTTTGCTTTTTGTTCAGCGACCACATCCTCAGCACGTGCACGGGCAGCGGCATACAAAGCATGGTCAGCAAACAACACCACACGACCCTTGTCGAAATAGTCGGTCATCGTGTCCGTGTTGTTGGTGTACTCACCATCAAAGATACGGCCCATGGAGCGGTCATAGTCCTTGGCGTAAATAGTCACACAAGCGCGGCCATCAAAGCGGTTGTCCAGGCTGTAATGCACCTTGGCTTTGTCAGTACCATTTGTCACGTTGAATTTGTTGAACTTGATCACGGTCAGCTCCTTGCTGGTTGGTTGTTGATGGCTCAACTATAACACGACTTCCAACAATCTCACACTTATTTTATAGGGATAAACCCTTAGATCGACGTCACTTCCACATCGTGCGGCCTGCGCTTGCCATCGAGCAGCTCATGCAGGCGTTTCTCGGTCAGGCGGTGGCAGCGAATCATGGTGCGTGCAGAAAGCACATCCAGAAGGTCAGCGTAATCGCTCAAGATGGCCCGTACAGCCTGAATTCCAGTCCCATCCATACGGATGGTGCCACTGGCCATGTTTCGCTTGCCAGCGACCGCTAAAGCGGTGATTGCATCCATCAGCAAGCCACCAGAATCCTCACAGACCTTCATGTCGAGCACCAGCGTCTCCATAAGGTTGACTGCATCGGAAACCACACGCCAGTCATCTGTGGTGGGTGTTGGCGCTGTCTCCATTGCATTCAAGCCCTCATACATCATGGTGAGCTGGTGCGTGCGGTGCGCAACAGGCAGCGGCTCGGTCGGACTGGCCATCATCTCGTCCATGATGGTGTAGTGCTTCGGCCTTTGGGCCGGGCGTCTTTTCCCGGCCTTCTTCATACGAACCCCCGCAGATCCGGAGCGGTCCAACCAGCAGGCTTGCCGATCTTTCCACCCTCCAGAATCACCGGCTTGCCATCGACTAGCTTGGCGTCGTTGGAGTCCAGCACGGCGCGATCAGCCCCAGGCTTATCCATCTCGGCCAAGTAAGCCACGCCATTGGCAGTGACTTCGACATCACACAAAGCATCCAGGGCATCGGTGCGCAGGTGGTGCGGGATGTAGATAGCCTGGTCACGGCGCTTCAACTTGCTGGCGAACCACTCCAAGTCGAGGCGCGTGCGATCCAGCAGCTTGGCGTAGCCCTCAGAGTCGGTGCGCAGGCACGACAGCAGCTCGCAGAACTCCTCCACCATGCAACCCACCTGCACGCTCATGTTCTCGGCGCTCGGCTCTTTTCCGCAAACCTTCAACCAGGCAGCGGTGCGATCAAAGTTGCTGGCCACGGCCTCGGCCATCAGTCTCTCATTGCGTGCGCGTAAAAGCCTGTTCTCCTGCTCGGCCTCGGCCAGCGCAAACTCTGCCAACTCATGTTTGATTCCTGCAATCAACTCCGCACGCTCACCGGCTGGTGGTGGGGTGATTGATGTCCTCCACTGCCCACAAACCCCGTCCGGCTCGTCTTTGAACATGTAGCAGTGGCCGGGCTCTGTGCTGATTCCTCCGCACCAACTACCGCTATAAATGCAAGTCATGCAATTTGATGTTGTCATTTGTTCGACTCCTGATAACGCCTTGCAAGGTCTGATCCTTCATGCGCATAGTTGTTGCCGCCGATATTTACAAGGCGTTCATTAGCTTTCACAATCGCCACCTTGGCTCGGAAGTCTGCGTTGTGAGCGCCTTCGTAGCCAGTATTTCCCGCTCGCCAGTCGCTTCGCGCCTTCTTCAGTTGCTGCTCAGTTGGCGCATGATCAAAAAACTGTTTGAAATAGTGGTTGAAGTCATCCATGAATACCGATAAGTCGCAGCAACTCATGCCTCCCCCTCGTTTTGTACTGGTGCGTATTTGTTCCAAACAGATTTGTCCGGCCCCAGCTTTATGCTTAGAGGCCACCCAAGGCACGGTGTAATCCCCGAATCCATCGCGTTGTAATGCTTGCGCTAGTCCGACTTCGGAGGCAATGCAGTCGTCTATGTGTTGCTCAAAGGGTGTCATTTTTGCCTTTCGTCAGCCGAACAAACTCGGCCATAAGTTCTTGGGCGATGGCTTGGACGCCGTACGCCTCTTGCTCTGCTGCTGGATGGGTTTCACCAATGCTCTTGCGGTACTCTTGCCATACATGCACGCTTTCATGCACCAGTAACCCAGCCACTTCAATAGAATCGCGTCCTTTCCAATCTCGCAGAGTCACAATGCACACAAGTTCTGACTTTTGATTTGTGCATATGTGTGTCGTAGCATGAGCGCTGGTTCCACGTACAAAATCAACACGTTCCTTTATGCCGCAGTGAGATAGGGCGGTAATAAATTCTTTGTTGGATAAACATAGTGTCAGATACGGCCCTGCTGCTGCTATGCGTCTATCAAGCCACTTCATTTAAGTGCTCCGATTGCAGCCGCAATAACGGCTCCACCGCTTGCGCTTGCTCGACTGGTGGGGCTGGGTGCGCGTACACAGGCGCAAGGCTCGGTGACACGGATGCATACACGGCGCATTCGGGATGAGGCCAAAAAGTCTTGTCTGCATGTCTGACGTAGCCGATGGGCTCCCCCGCCTGCGCTTGCTCGGCTTCAAGTGCTTTGCGTAGCGTCAGGATGTACTCTGCTGTGCGCTTTGTACTTTTCCAGTCCGTTGTATCCAAATGGGCGATTACAGCTTGGGCTGCTTGTTGTAGTGGTGTGGTCATTTAAGTACTCCTATTGCAGCCGCGATAACGGCTCCGGTTTTTCCAAATGGTAGGGTGGCATTCATGGCGTCAAGCAGCGCAGTTTCTCGGCAGGCTTGGCCGTAGGCTATCGCCTCATGGTAGTGAACCACTGAGCACCCAAGGGCTTTCTCTAGCCCTTCATTTCTTGGTAGGGTCGGCAAGCTCATTGCATCCTCGCTTTCTCGTTGACGCGCCACTTCCAGTCCCAGTAAGCTAAAGCCGGATCGCGTGCTACGCCAAGGCAACCAGCCCCCCGGCAAAACCACATGGGGCAACGGTAGAGTGCCGACATTTCTTTTCTGATACGTGGTTTCATTGCGCACCCGCTTCCTGAATCGCGCCGTCTAACTCGGCCTGATCTCTGACAAGTGAGCCAATCAAGACGTTGTCAAAACTCAGTTTTGTTGCGGTTCGCCGCAGCCAGCGATACCGGGCTGCGTCTGCTTGTGCAGCTTTCCACGCATTGAGTGATACCTCAACGCCCCCGCCTTCCCAAGACGATAGTTTGTCAACTTGCTTTTGAAGTGCGTCACGCTCTTTTGTGAGTGCCTCGATCTTGAGTAGCTGAATCATCACGCCACAACGCAATTGCTCAATCCCAAGCTGTTCCAAATCTTCGCGGGCTTGGGTTATTTGTTGCTCTGTCATTTAGTTATCTCCATTACTTGTTTCTTTACAACTCACCCCGAAGCAGGGCTTCGGCGTCTTCCCGTGCCCGTTTGGCCTCGTACGCACGGCGCTCTTCTTGGGTGCCGTCTGCAACTTCC